CGTCTGGCTTTTTGGTATGCGGGGGTTTTGTATTCGTCCATGGTTGGTGTTCTCCTACCGCCCTTGCTTCGCTGCGGTTGGTTTCATGTTACGGGGTGGGTCGGTGCGGTGATAGCCCCCCACACTTTGAGTTACTAACTCAGGCTGCCGGATGTGTTACACGAGTGGACGGACACCATTGACATTTGTGACGTTTGGACGCTGTACCTCACGCTCTAAGGCATGGGGCTCTACCCTCGTTCCCGAGTGTTTCACCTACTGAGTACAACTCCCAATGAGGCCATGCGTGTGATCTGTTGTGGCGGATGCTACACGGGTTGATAGGTCTGTGTAATGCGTTCCATGCCATTTGTGCCAATGAAGATTTCCGTCATGGTGTCTTGTTCGGGGTCAAACCCTAAGAGGTCAAGTACCCATACGTTGAATGTGTCGGGTTTTGCCCCGACTAACCCTTTGCGCATAGCTCTTGCACATGCCATCCAGTCGCGCACCATTGGTTTACGGTTCGGCACTTTGCGAGGGTTGCACAGTAGAACAGGCTCCCATGAATACTGGACGGACGCTAGCGGCCTGATTTGGTGAAAGGTTTTAGCCCACACACACACTCTGATGTCGTCTCTGCCGTTCAGTATCCAATGCAAGTCGGCAGGGTTACAGCTCATAGCCCAACCATCAAAGTCAGCGTCCAGCCGTGCTATTAGGTCTAGGTGGCTTTGTTTGTCGTCCCATATACGTGCTTCAGGGTGCAGGTCGCCATAGAGCCGTTTGCCTTGTCCGTAATACGGAGGGTCTGCGTATGCAAACCTCATGACTGCCTGCCTAAGCGCTCTGCAATCATCTCGAGTTGGTTGGGTCGCCATACATAGTGCTCAGCGTGGGGGCTGACCGCGTTTGCCCAGACAACTTGCATGGGTGTGAGTTTGCCTGTCTCGAGCTTTAACTCAGCGAAGATGAGCCCACGGTCTCGATGTGCCAGCACTAGATCGGGGAAGCCTTTGCCGTCTGAACGGTAAACACCCGGACGCACTTGATGCGGTGAAGGGTGGAAGATGAGCCAGCCGTTCATGCTCGCAATCTGTTCCACTTTGCTCTGGAAGATGCGCTCGGTTACTTCACCTGCCACCTTGCACCCGTGCCAGTTCTGTTTCGTAGTGACGCAGCTCTCTTTCGAGTCGGCGCAAACCGTTCCATTGTTCTTCCATCATTCGGATCATCGGCTGAAGGTTCGACACGTTTACAGAGAACGAAAGGATGCCTTCAGGGTCGTTGTGTTGTACGACGCTTTCAATGGCGGGGAGTAGTTGGCGGTGCATTGTGCAGTAGCCACTGGTTTCGTTTTTGCATGTCGGGAAGGGACAGTAGAGCGCTCTAGACATGACGTTTCGCCAGCCATGCTCCGAGGGTCATCATGAGGAAACTGTGTGACAGGAAGTAGATGAACTCAATCACGGAGTTTTGCTTCCGCTTTGAGCCACATGTCAAGGTAGAGGTCGCGTTGTTCTTGCAGCTGCTTAATGATTGCTTCAAGTGTTCGGAACTGTCCTTCAAGGGTGTTGACCTGCAGAATGAGGTCGTCGACGTAGTCCTTCATTGTTCCGTTGTCCATCAGAACGGCTCCTCTTTTACGGCTTTAGCCCATAACACTCCCATGGCACAATCTCGGTACCAAGCAAGTTCACGATTAAGTCGAGCAATCTCGTCCGACATTTGACACAGCACTTTCCCGTGTTCAGTTAGCAGTTCATCTCCGCTAATTAGTAGCCCTAGTTCTGTCCACTTAACCATCAGAACGGCTCCTCTTCACCGGCTTCGGCTAGGTCATCTTCATGTGTGGCAATAATTGGATCGGGTGTGCCCCGTGGTGGCCAGAACGCTTTGTCTCCGTTTACATCCTTAAACCATGGTCGCTTGGTGCCTGCGACTTTGTCGCGGTTATCCCATACTTGCGTGACGCCAGCCTGTACGGCTTCGAGGACGAGCCAGTTAGGAATGTCGCCGTATTGGTTCCCTTTAATGGTGACACCATCCCCTTTTGCTGAGGGTGCTTGTGTTATACGCATCTTCGGTGCGGTGTTCTGCACCTTCGCCATCTCTTCACGGCTGGGGCGTTTGTTTACATCGGTGCCAGCCATGCCAGCGTTAGCCAGAGCACGACCTACAGCTGAGGTTTCACAGTTCTCAACGTGGCTTGTGCGGTTTACATTGCCAGCACCACGGATTTCTTCGGCGTAGCCAGTAGCAATGCACACATCGTCGAGCCACAGCTCTGCACGGATCACACAGATGTCAGCACCGGGTGTTGAGACCATGTGGGTGATGGTGCGCCCGTGCGGGTGCTTCTCGAGCCAGCGTGAGTGTCGTAGTGCTACTGGTTCGTAGTCGTCAAGATTGAACGCCATTTGAGGGCCGTCCTTCGCAATAAGTATGGTATTCCACTTGAACAAGTTCGCCGACTACTAGACGAATTACTATCTGTTGACATTCTTCAGCCACGTTTTTATTCAGACCGAGCAATTGGACAATCTCGGAATAAACGTGATGAGACAGCACATAAGGATTAGCCATTTTGAGCCTCCTTCTTAGCGAGGCGCTTCAGCCGTGCCTCTTCCTTCTTTCGTGCAGCTGCAAGAGACTTCATGCCTTCAGCAATGAGAGGCTCAATGACTTTGCGAAGTGTCGCGGTCATGTTCTTGTCTTGGTCTCGAAGCATCACATGGGTGATGGCCTGAAACTCCTCGGGCGTTAGCCGTAAAGCAACGGCGTGTGGTTTCTGGATCATCAGTTCTCCTTGATGTTTATTGTTTACTTGCCTGACGATACACGCCAGTTTGACGCACCTTTGCCATCCGCCCAGAGGAGGCTGGCTACCTTCAGGTTGCAAGAAGGGTCTGTCAGTGAACGTATCACTTGCCTTGCTGGGCGTTTACACGTCCGAGCAGTAAGCGTACGCCATGAGCTATTAATTTGAAGAAGCCCAGAGTCGCGGGAGCCGTCACCGTTAAAACTGCTGACTGCGTCAGGGTTGCATCGGGACTCGCGCCACATGATGTGATCGAAGACCTCCACGGGTAGCCCGTGTTTACGGAGCATGGCATGCCACTGTGGACATTTCCACTCGGGTGCAGCTGATGCTGGCGACGGGATAAATAGGGCGATGAGTGCGAAGCACAGTGATACACGTTTCAATCTTCTCTGCTTTGTTTGGTGAATAGGACAGGTTCGAGAACCCAAAGGTCACGATCCATTTCTTGCCAGTCGTACGGTGGCTCGTTGTATTCCCCTTCGATGTCGCATGCTTGCCACATGCCGTAGATGAGTGCGCCGAAGAATAACCCTAGTGGGAGTCCGATGAAGTAACCCATCACAACGCCTGCCGTCCTGCCTCTGTAATGGCACAGACACGCATCAGGGAGCCTTGTGAGCCGATACGAGTCTCGCCTGTTGGGATTATGTACCCCGCCGTTCTGAGGTCGCTACAGCGCTTCCAGTAGCCCGTTTTGATTAGCCCAGCAAAGAGTGCGGCTTCTTCGTCGGTGAGGCCATCACGGTGGACGTACTCAGCAAGTAGACGCAGGGCTTGGGTTTGCCTGCGGGGCTTAACATCCTGAGCACCCATAGCGGATGTCTCGGGGTCGGTGTTTCGGAATAGTGGTAGTTCATCCCACATGGTTTTCTCCTTTGTTTAGGGGCTTGGTCGCCCGTGTAAACATTTAAACACATTTGTAAACACAAGGCGAGCATTTGTGGGGGGCGGAGAGGCTAGGCGCAATGGAGAACCACCTAGCCCCTCCTAGTGACTGGCGAGACCAATCGCCAGCCACGTCCTTATGGCTTAGGGAGCGCCCGCCATGCAGCCTCAAAGGCTTCGGGTGATTCCCAATCGTTAGACACCTCGACATGTAGCCATGTGCCTCCGGGTGTGCCTGCGTTGTCGGTCTCGGTAAACACCTTGACGCCCTTAGTGCCGACGCCACGGGAGCAGCGGTAGCCCCTGCCCCATTTGCCGTAGGCGTAGTCGTGCACTTCGCAGATCCGCAGCTCTTCGCTGTACTTCATGAACCAGTCCCAAGCCTGCACAGCCTTAGCGCGAGCCTCTTTACCTGTGCCGTAGCCAATGTCGACAGCCCAGCCTGTGGCATGCACGGAAAGGTTGTTACTGCCTCGCATTTGGCGGTTGGCATAAATACCAAGGTTGCTAAAGCCCCAACGGCGTTTGCATAAATCCATCAGTTTCTCTGTGACGGGGCTTGCCTTTTTGCCGTCCCATGCAGGGTAGAACGGGTATTTGCGGGGCATTACAGCGAGACCTGCATAACTGTGATGGTGTGGGTACCTGTGGCGACTACCGCCCAGATTTCATCGTTGGCGTCTAACTCGATTTGAAAGTCAGCAGCGGTCTTAGCCACAAAGAAACCCGTAGTGGTGCTCACGGTGTTGGTAGGCCCAATGTAGAAGTCTTCGTTGTTTTTGCAGTTAATCCACACGTTACGGATGACTTCGTTGGTGGCGACGACTTTTACAGGGGTGGTGCTGACGCTGTATTGCGCGGTGCTAACAATCATGTTGGTGGGTCTTTCGGTTTGTCTTTGAGGCCGTTACCGGCGAGAAGTCCAATGAGACCGCCTGCGAGGGTCATGAGCATTGGTGAGAGGACTCCCCACGCTTCGGCGTCGTTGGGGGATTGGTCGAGGGGTTGGGTGACGAAAAGCAAGCCGAAGATGAGTGATCCGATTGCCATGACAAATGAGACGGTTAAGCCGACGCCGACGACGAGGATTAGGCGGGCTTTGATTTCTTCGTTTGTTAAACGGTTTTCGGGTTTCATGGGCAGCGTCTTTCTAGTAGTCCGTTGGGTTGTTTGAGGTCGTCGCAGTTGACGCGGACGCGGTCTGCGCAACTACTCAGCGTTAGGCAGAGAAGGGCTATCAGCGATAAGCGCTTCATAGGCTTCTAATTCCTCGTCTGTCATTGGACGTGTTTCGCCGTTTTCCTGTACAAGTGGTCTGTCCATCGTTAAGCCTTTCGATAGCCGTAAAGGGTGATGGTTCCGCCTTGAAACGTGGAACCAGTGCTAATGGTGATGCTTGAATAACTAGTCGAGACGTTGTGCAGGCCGTTGTATACGCCTGCGTCTGTCGTCGATGCATAGTTGCTTGGACCTATGCGAGTTGGTCGGGCTAAAAATGGATCGTGCAAGTCAAATGCAAGTGACAAAAACGATGCGTTTCCTACGCCGACAATCGTCCATGACGACACATTATTGTTTGATACTGGCGCAGACGAGTTTGTGGCAAGACCGATGTTTGCTAGTGCGCCGTAATAGGACGCGGTAGAACCTGTCATTTGTGCGCCAATCACTGCAAGACCTGCGAGCGTTCCGTTATTTACAACTATGCGGTAACTGTCATAAGTGCTTGAAAACCCCGTAATTGCAATGCTTGACACGCCCGCCGTAATGGTTTGACTACTGATGTAAACAAGACCACCATTGCTTAAAAAAGTGTTTGTGTCGGACGCAGTAAGCACGTCGCCACTAGTGAATGTTTTTACTGCCATTTAATTATCCTAAAAGGTCTGTCCCGTTGAGTCGAGATTGGTTGAGAATAAACACCGCAGCCCAACGAGCAGAACCCTCAAAGGTCGTACTCCACTCACCCGGCACAACAGAATGACTAACCCGCTGAATCAACATCGGCGTCGTAATCGAATTACCCGTCGGCGGAGAAACCACCAACGTAATACGGTCATTTAACTCACGGTCAAGGGCGTTGCTCCAATCCGCAGACGGAGACAACACCACCTCAAACGGATCAGCCTTAGGGTAAACCTGACCGCCCCAACCACTCACAATGTTGCCGATGTCGGTGGCGTCTGCCAACGATGACACCTGTGTGTCGATGGACTCTTGAGCTGCACCGTACGCCGTCACTGACGTCGTGTTCTTACCAATGTAAACACCGCCACCGCTCATTGTCACATTGGCTTCGTTACGCATCGAATCGCCGTCATACGCAATCGAGACATCCTGACCGATGCTGTAGCCACCCGTGCCGTAAGTGCCCTGCGAAACAATAGAGCGCGTCTGTGTGCGAATCTGGCTCTGGTAATACAACGTCACCACACCTGAACGGTCAACGAACAGAGGCGCATACTCAGAGTCGGCAACCCTCTGCAACTCACCCGCCAACTTCGGAGCGTCGTCAGTGATGTCCAACACGGAAGACGCAGGCGCAGACGGCCCACTTGTCAAAGATGCGGGGAACTGAGTCTCACCAATGAGGCGCGTAAATCGTGCAGCTGTCGTTTCGGGCAGGTTCACCGTGGAGTATTTGTAAATGTTCTGCAGGACTGCCTGTGTCTGCACACCGTCCCAAATGATGACCTGCTGTACGGATCCTGTGCTGATGTTTACGAGTTCATTAAACGGAACATAAACACCAGCGTTATTTGCGGTCGTTGTCGCGATTGAAAGTCCGTCAATGTAGAACGCAATCGTGCGTGTACTGCTGTTCCATGTAAACGACAACATTCGAGGGGTGCCAGAGTCCCAACCTGAAAGGGTCGTTGTCGCGACCTTCGAGTTGCCGAAAGATGGCTCAGTTACTTCTACGCGAAACTTGCCGGTTGAGTTCTCGTAAGAGAAGTAAAAACCGTGGTTATAAACAAAACCCTGTAAAAATTGCGAATATGTGCCTTGAGCGTCAGGGATAGCCCAGCAGGAAACAGAGAAACTGCCAGGGCTTGAGTTGACCGAGCCATAAGCAGAGTTTGCAGCATCCGAACCTGTACCTGTAATGCTTCGGTTCACAAGACCGAGAGCCAACTGGTCACCGTTAGATGCAGCTGTCGTTGTGGTCATGTTCAACGGAACAGAACCTAAGTCGGTCAACGTCTGGTTAGCGGTGTAAGGCCCTACAGGGTCATCGCAGGGGTAGTAATGCCGTGGACTCGTGGAGAGAATGTAGTTACGGCTCCAGTCAGCAGGGAGCGTCTCAGAGGCTAAAAGCCCAAGCGCATCCATACACGACAGGGTGACAGTTGAGTCCTTGCCTGCGTCCGTCCACGTTGGAGGCCATCCGTTGATGTAGCCACGAAACACCGGGTACGAAGTACCACTGTAGGTAGCCGTGATGCGTATCTGACGGCGGGGGAGCAGTTTGCCGTAGTAAGTGCCTGACGTGTAAAACGGGTCAAACAAACGTGTTCGGTTGTCAAGTACCACCATGGCATCGCCTGAGAACGTGCCCCAATCGTCATCCCTGCCACGGTCGACCGTCATTTCACGAACGTAAGAGGTGACGTCCGTCCAAGTTGGGCTGGCGACATAGGGCCCATCGTTGAAGGCAATCTCAACCTTGGCAGTAGGGAAAGGCATTAGGCAGCCCTGCGTCCGTAGGCATCCATGACCCGCTTCACTTCTTTACCGATAGCAACAGGATCACCAACGCCAGTCTGGATGGTGATGTTTACGCCACCCATGCCTGGTGTGTTACGCCCGGAAAGTGGCACAACGGCTTCAGGCCCAGCCTCGCCGATGAGGGCAAGCGTTGGTGAGGTGACGATGCCACCCTGAGCAAGTGCGGGGATGTGGGGAATCTGCAACTTGTCGGTTGCAACGCCAGCAATAGCAGCACCCACAGGACCAAGGAATTTAGAAGCACCCTTAACGTTCCCAAGCAAACCATTCAATTTGTCAATGGCAATATTCAGATAACCAATGAGAGCGTTTACAATGCCCTTGCCTAACGCGTTACCAAACTGGGTGCCTTTAG